TCAAATGAATACAAGGCAATTGGCTTGGAGAATTTCTTCTCTTCTGCCGCCTGCCAAGTAAATAAATGACGAATCGGTCGCTCCTGATCAAATGTCCCATCCTGTGGTATCCGCTCCAACAGACCAAAGATCGCCTTGTGAAGACGATCGAGGATCCACTGTGTCCACGGGTCAACCATAGCAAACACCCGGACCTTACCGGCTGGTTCCGGTTTAAACCCAAGTTTTCCAAGCCAATTTGTTGCTTCAAAAGGACACTTAGGTCCCTTTGAGGATAAGGGAAGGGAATCCTCCCATACCCACAACTCCTTGGCCCAGAATTCTATCCGGTTCAACACCCAGTGATTACCTGTCATTTTACACCAATTTTGCAAAATTGGGTATAGAGGACTGTGTAACCAGGTGAATGCTGAAGCCAGAATAGATGCGGGGGAAGTGCTCTGAGCACCGCTCGGAACACTAAATCCACGCACCGCGGGTCCAGACTTAGAAATCAGGAAAGGTTTAGCCCGGAGTCCCTTCATAAACTCAAGGGGACCCTCGCCCTCTTCACTCCATAGTGCATCGGTCACTGTTCCTTCTGTATGAAACAGTTTCTTCAGCACATGGACGAAGTGGTTGAATACGAATTGACTAAATTCATATGTCATTAGAGGGTCGCCGCCGTATTCTTTGGTGATCGTCTTGATCTTTACGGTTCCAGGAAACTCTAATACTCGGTACAGACCGAATAGAGTTGCCCAGAACCGGATCGTCCAAGTACAACCAGATCGAATACGAGCTCTATGTAGAGCAGGAATTAATGAAGGGATCCCACCATGCGTACGACCGACTCGGGCCCCGAAGGGCGTCAAGTCGTGTAGTCGTTGACCACCGACCACTTGCTGGAGCATAGAAGAACAAGCCTTGAGATAAATCACAAGGTACTTGATTCCTCCGTGTTTGTACAGGTTGTGGTAGATGGCTAACGTAGTGATTACCACCTTGACGACTGAAAGGTTAACTCTCCGTCCCAGAAGTGATACACATCCAAGGATGTGTACCACAGCTGGACGCCCAAGTTTTACCTTGAGCATGGCACTAAGAGACGCATAAGAGCTAAGCAGTCGAGAATACGCACGACCAAGCGTTCGCTTGATGTTTGTGTTTATTGTCACTGTTAGTCTATATACGCACTCTTAGACTTCGGTTTCCTCGTGAGAGGGCCGCAGCCAGCCTTGGAAGGCTTTGGTGAGTGAAACCAATCAGGCTTCACCTGGCTAATCAGCACCACCGAGTTTGACCCCGGAGCCTGACTACGCACAGCGACACCTTTCCTACGTCCATAATCCCGGACGCCGGCCAGACTAATCAGTCTTGTCCCGGAGGACTAACCGCCTCTGGATCACCGGCCGTCGTAGCTAACCCCGTTTTGGGTACTGCAGAGGAGCGAAGCTCCCTTACAGTAGCTACTTGGACTATTCACCCAGATCTGGGTCCGTAGTACTAAATGCCGCCACTTGAGTTGGGGTTCACCCTAAACAGTTGGTGTCAACCTCGACCATAGCACCGGTTTCTAAGCGGTGTGGTAGGTCTTTGGGATTACGACACTCTGCGCTCTCATGTAGCTGCTCTCCATTTCGGAGTACGCGGCACGCGCACTCCTATCTCCCTCAGTGGATCGACCTCCAGGTGACCTGCCATTGCGCAAGTCCGTAGGTACCTTCCCCCTGAGGCGTGAGGTGTGAGCACACGCTTGTCAGTCCCCCAAGCGAATGAGGCGGGTCATTCTTCCTACTTAGTCTACGCAACGTCCAATAGGGCGTTTTAAGGAACTTAACTCGGATGCGAGGGATTTGACCCACACATGCGAAGCAAAGTCGCTAACACGGCTTTGTCAGCATGGCCCGGATTTCTCCG